ACCTGCACCTAATACTGCATTAAGTTGTAATATTTTAAATGTTGACTCTTCAACAGTATCTGTAAAGTTTTCTTCTTGTTTATAACCAATAAATATATCTAATAAGGTACTTGTTTTTGCAATTATATCTTCTAACGCAGGAGCAAAATCTTCTACCAATAACTGTCCTGCCACTGAAAATTTATCTCTAAGTATTTCTGCTTGACCTGCCAAAGATTGTATTTGTTTATCCGATACCTCTTGTGTTGTACCGCCTGCGTCTCTTAATGCTTTTTCATATTCTCTAATTTGTCCACCCGCACCACTTAAAATCTTTACTGCGTCTGCAACACCACGATTTAGCCCTAATTGATCTAATGTACTTGCCTTTAATTCATCAGACATTGGTCCAAGAACTCTGTCTAATTCTTCAATTATGTCTGCAACATTTTTCATATTGCCTTCGGTATCAAACATATTTAAACCGAGTTTGGCAAATTCTTCACTATTCTTAGCAGTAGCTCTAGGTATATCTCTTAGAACTTGGTTTAATTTATCGCCTGCCTCAGCACCTTTTACACCTCGATCTGCAAATGCAGCCAATACTGCAACACCCTCTTCTATGTCTTTATTTACAACTTTCAAAGCGGCACCTGCTTTTGTAGTTAATGCTTCTGAAAACTGTTGAACACTTGCGTTTGCTAATGTATTTGCCTTAACAAGAACATCTGTAACCCTTGTAAGATTTTCTAAGTTTTGTTGTGCGTCTTGAACTGTCAAACCTAATGCAGATTGTGCGTCTGTGGCTAAATCTGTTGCCAATGACATATCAAACATACCTGCTTGTGCAAATTTAGCAACTTGTGGTAAAGCTGCAATTGATTGTTCTGCGTCTAAACCTGCCGACGCTAAGAAAAAGAAAGACTCTGCTGATTCAGTTGCAGATACCCTTGTAGAAACTGCAACCTCTCTAGCGGCTCTTGCCATGTTCTCTTGTTGTGCAATAGTTGTATTCATGATTGCAAGAGATTGGTTTAATGCGTCTTCGAACTCAATAAATTCTTTGGTTGCTTTTGTGATACCTACTGCAAGACCAGCTGCAAAGGCAATACCTGCACCTTTAACAATTCCTGCTAATTTCTTGGTAGTCCCACCAAGACTAGACATTTGTTTATTGGCTAATTCGGCACCTTTAGTAACAATACGAATAAATATATCTGCTACTGCCATTATCTTTTAGACCTTTGTTTATTCATCTCTGCCTCTTGCATTGCTTGTTGGTAATCTCGGCGCTTTTTCTCATATAGGTAAAAACCTATCCACTGCTGATATTCTAGCACAGACATCTTGTGTCTTAGTTCACCAACAGTTAAACCTAGATCACGAGCTAGCTTAAAATCAAAGGCTAATTCAGAATCGTTTTCAAAATTGGTCGGCTAGGTCGCCTGTACCTCCAATACCATTTAGATTATTTAAAGCAAGAAATATTTTATCTACGATTGTTGAATCTTTTTCATAGAGCATATTTATTGCGTCATCATCTAATTTTGGCTCGACAACACTTACTTTCAGCAATTCTTTTTGATAATCGAATGCGTCTGTATTATCTGCATTGACAAGCCGACCTAATTTGATTTGTGTTGCTTTTGAAATACCTTGTACCAATATTGTTTTATCCCACTCGTCAATATAAATTTCCTCTGTGGGTACACTCGGTAAACTAGCTAAATCATCTAGCGTAAGTCGTTTTTTATCACTCATAATTTAATACTAGTGTGTTCCGCGTGTAACTGCACCAGATACTTGCAAATCAGAACTGAATGCAACAACATCGCCAACAGGTGAAGATATTGCATAGTTAGTCATAATACACTCGCCTGTATATTTGATTTTGCTAGAGGCTGTTCCCTCTGGACTATATTCAAATGATAAGGTAGCGGCTTGACCTACTACTGCCCCAAATATTGCGTCTGCAGTTGCGTCCCATACTCCACCAACGGAAATGGTTGCGTCTTTCAAACCTGCAATATAGGTTTTATTATCTGCACCTAGAGTTGTTGTTTCAGCTACATCTGCTGTTTCTGGAAAGTCCACAGTATTTACATAAGTGCTTATATCTGTAAGTGATCCACTAGCGTTATCTAGTTTAAATACACTATCTTTACCATGTACAAATGCCATATTTGTCTCCTATCCTACTCTTCCAAAGCCAACAATACATGCGAAACTAGGGTTAGTTCCGGTAATTGTATAATTGACTCTTAGATACCTATTTATTGTTGTTCCACTCGCAACCTCACTAACTTGTGATCCTACGGCAGTGAAATTTGTAAAAGTTACTAAATCAACATAGGTTGAATCATCAGAGCTATGTTGTATCTTAATTGTTGCAGTTGGTGTAGATGTACCCGACACAGTTGTAACAATTGCTATTCCTGCACCACCATTGGCAGTACTTGAAGTATTATCAGTAGCAGTTGAATTACCTGTTGCAGTTATGGTTGCATTGTCTAATACCAATCCATTAAATAAACCTGCATTTGCCTGTAGATCGAAACTTGTTGCAACAACATCACCAACTGGGCTTGATTGTCCATACCCTGTTATTGGTCCAATACCAAAAAATATACTTTTACCGTCTGTTATTCCATTAGCACCAATACATACACTAGTGTCTGTTGATGAGCCTAAAAGTGGTTGTAAAATACCGTCTGCAGTTGCGTCAAACATACCTGTCATACTTACAGTTCCGTCTTTATCCCCTGCGATATAGTTTTTGTCATCATTACCAAATGCAGTTGTTTCTGCAATATCAGCATTTCTATTGAAATCTACATTGTTCATATAAGAACTTACATTATTATTATTTAAAAATATTACCGACTCTTTACCATGTACAAATGCCATTATTTACCTCCGCAACAACCTTGACCACAACAATCCATTACTTTTTACCTCCGCCTCTTCTTCTTCTGCGTCTTCTAGTACCACTACCAGAGCCGTAGCTTCTTCCATAACCCATTATTCTTCTTCCTTTTCTTCATACCAAGCTTCATTTTCTGGTGTGTTTGGATCATCTGCAATAAAATGTCCTTTTTCATCTCTAGCTCTTTTAAGGTTTTTATTAAGGTCTGCTTTTTCAATAACACCCATGTCTTTTAATTCTTTCCAAGTTTTATTAGAAAAGCCCTCTTTTTGTATAAGTTCGCCTACCTCATATCTTTTGTCTTTATGATCGAATCCAATTTTTACTTCAAACATTATGCAATTACCTCTACTAAAAATTCAGCACCTAAATAATCAATGCTATTGACAGTATACACGCCAACCTCTTTTGCTTCAATTACTCTACAAGAATTAGCAGAGCCACTTAAAGTAACATCTGATTCTATTTGTGCCTTTACAGAACTTGATCCTGTACTTGCTAAATATCCGTCCAATGTTTCTTGACTATCTTGTGCGTCTACTCTTGATACATAAACAAATACTGGTATTTCATATTTATCTGCACCTCTTTGTATTGTAGTATCATATTCAATTGTTTCCACAACACCAACAACTGCTATTGGTGGCTCAACAAAATCTGGTACAAAATTAGAAACTGTTAATGAAGATATATTAGCTAAGTTAGTTCCTATACCATTTCTTATTGAAGTTAAACTAGCCACTTATCCTACCTTTTTTAAATTCTCTTTCTATTTCTTTAGCAGTATTTCTTGTAACTGCATTTCTTTTAATCCTAGTCTTTTTTTCAGCAATAAGAAAGAACGGCACAAGAGGTGTTCCTTTCTTGCCTATCGATCTTTGTAAGGCATAAGGGTTTATACCTTTTGCGTTTGCCCATGGTTTTAATTTTTTAATAGGTGGATAATGAGGTTTACTTCTTGTGTAAGGTTTTGTTAGCTTTAATTTACCACTAATCTTCTCGTCACCATGCACATATTTTGCATAACTTCTTGATGAATATATTTTTACAGACTGTGGTAACCGTCCTTTAGTTTGTATTCTCTGTACATGTATTGACCTAGATAAACTACCACTAAACTTTGGTGTTTCTTTTTGTGCTTGTTTTCTGATTATTTGACCTTGTACCCTCATTAAATCCCTTATTGGTTTTGCAGACATATTTGCCAGATCTAGGCGAGTTTTTAATTTATCTACACCTTTTATTTCAAATCTTGTATCAGCCATTAAAGAACATTTCCAACAAGATTTTGCCTGCGATAACCTTTCAATAATTCTTTAGCGTCTGGGTCCATTTTGTTAAATAGTTCTATAGTTCCTGTTTCATCATTACCAAATACATTAAATGGTGTATCTTTACGCTTAAATAATCTAAGAGCTTGTATTAATGTTGCTTGTTTAATTGCGTCAGGTACTCTTGAAAAACCAAACTTAGCAGTTACTTGCACATTATTAATAATGCTAGGATCAAATCTTTCAGAACTTCTTGTATTTAGTATTCTTATTTCGTCGTATGGCTCGTAATAACTTGTACCACCTGCGTCTGCAATTAATTTAGGGTTAGTTGGTCGAAGTATAAAATCTGTATTGATTGTTAATGTTTTATCAAAGCTACCGTCATCAGTTGTATCAGTTTTAACAATAAGTCCAGTAGTTGTAGAAATATCTGGAATTTCTAAATATATGTTGCTAACTGGTGTAAATGTTTTTGCATTTGCAGTTGAATCTTGATAAAAATACCTACCACAAACTTTATCTATCTGCCTACTGGCTGCGTTTATGGCGTTGTCAATGTTATTGTCTTGCCCACTTCCACTAATGCCGATGTAGGTTTTTAAATCGTCTTTATCTACATATTGGTCGTGAGCCATTTAAAATCCTTATTTATTTACTTTTATTTTCTGTTGGTGCCTTAGCTTTTTTACCAATTCCCCACTCTTTAGCTTGTGCGTCGGATATTTCTTGTCCTTTACGACCAAGTAATTTACCTTTTGCCCAACCTGTAGGAAGACCTTTTGCAGATTCTTTAATATCACCTGCGTCATTTGTGTAAACATCTTTTGCTAATTTCATTTTTTCCTCTCTTTGATCTATCGCACTCGACTCGAAAGACGAGTGCGATAAAACCATAATTATTAGATATTTGTAATGGAACAGAAAGCTGCTGCACGATAGATCGGAAGACCTACTCTAACTTTGGCTTTCATAACCATAATATCTTTTACAAAGTTCTCATCATGTGAATCAGACATTGAAACTTCCATACCTTGTCTTGCGACTAAATGTATAGCTTGTCCTCCGCCGAATACACCGACAACTGCAGTTCCTGCTGGTCTTGTTGTATCAGCAATAACTGGTAGTCCCCATAATGATTGAACTACACCATTGCCAAATTGACCTGCACCTACAAATAATGGATTCAATGATCCACTAGTTGTTACTGCATTTACTTCTGTTACAACTTGATACCAGTCACTAGGGTGCATAATGATTGCGTCAGGTTGTAGGAAACTATCTTTTTGTATTTCTGTGATAGCTTCATAAATTTGTCCAATTCTCTTTAAGTTTCCACCGAAACTAGAGAAATCGAAAGTGTTGATTCCAGATTTATTAAGAATACCGGTAAGGTTTGCACCTGAACCACCACCTGCCATTATTTGGTCGGTAAGGGTTAAATTAACCATTGTTCTTAGTCTTGAATCTATATATCCTTGAACTGTTGCTACATCTGCAAGTAATTCTTCTGTTACAGGTAAGAATCCACCAATTTTCTTAATGTCTTCTGTTCTCTCTGTGAATGCTAATGCACTTTCACCAAGAGCAGAACCTTCAGCAGTTGCTGCTGCATTATTTGTAAATGTGGTTTCTTCTAAATACTTGTATTGGTAAGAATCAGTTGTGATTGTATCAATTAAGTCAAGAACATTTTGTGGATCTCTTTGTGCAGACGGCACAATCAAATCTGATCGTGTTACTGCAGGTGGATATCCAGTTTCTGTAAGAGTTGTTTTAAACTCATATCTTGGATCGAACTTTAACTCAGATGTAATACCTTTTTGTCCATCGTCCATGAACGCGTTGTATGCTTTTGATTCCATTAATGAATCGCCTAAACCTTTAGGAGCTTCTTTGGCTTCTACATGAATACCTTTTGACTCTACCTTTTGGCTTTCCTCAACGCCTTTTTCCATTGCTTCTTTTTCAGTTTGAAATTTTCTAGCAACTTTAATGTCTTCAACTAGTTCAGACATTCTTTCATTACGATTAGTCCATTCTTCGAGCTTTTGTGAATCCATATTTTTTGGATCAACATCTGTAAACTCTTTTAATGTATTCTCTCTAAGTTCAAGAAGTTCTTGTTCCATATTTTTAATTTCTGACATAACTTCCTTTACTTAAATATCAACTGTTTCAGTTAATATTCGTATTGTCTCTTTTATTGTATCAGCGACTTCCACTTCATTGTCCTCTTCCAATTCTTGTTGAGGGTTCGCAGTGTCCAACATTCTATCTATATCGTTATAAATATCTTGTATTTCATCTGCTAACGAAGATAGGGCTTTATAGGCCTGTTCTGATAGCTTTTTATCTTTTTGTAGGCGTAAGGCAGTTAGCTCCTTTGCCCTTTGTGTTACTGAAACCAAGGCGTTAAGAGCCTCTTCAATTTCTTCAGTAAATCTTTTACCAGTATCTTTAGTTTCTTTTTCTAGTTTTTGATCTTCTTTTACCGCCAATGTGTAAGTATCTTGATTGGCACCTACAAGAACTGGTGAAACTTCCCATACTCTTAAATCTTTTAAATATCTAACATCTTGTGTTTCAAGTCCGTCTTTTTGAAATGCACCTTTTTCTGAATCTACTACTTCATAGCCAAAAGACCATTGTTGTAAATCGCCCATTGCTTTGACTGTGTTGTAAGCCTCTCGGCCTCTTTCGGTGTCCATAATAAATTCACCTTTAAATGTAGCTTTGTCATTGTCGGTAACTATTTCACCTCTACCAATAACATCTTTCCAATCATGACCCCATACCATTGCAACACCTTTTTCACCAAATCCACTTTTGATCGAATCTGGTAACACGACATCGCCGTCGGAATCAACTGTATTAAATACAGAAAAAACTGCTTCTACTTTTCCCTCTACATCAAAATCAAGTATCGGGTTGATATTTTTAAATTCTTTACTTTTACTCATAACACCTCATGATAGATTAAACTGCACCGACAGTTAATTATTTCTCTGCCGGGCGCACCACCAGAACTATCTGCTGGATACTTCATATTATAGCCACCTACATTAAAAAATCCATTTTTTTGAACTCTTTGTCCATCAGCCAACCTATGTGAATCTCTTACAACACCATCTCTTTGAGCAACCCACTCTTTTTGTAATGTAAGGTTTGTTTGACTTACTGCCAAATCTTGACCAAATTGTGATAATGCAAGACCCTCTGTTCTTGCTATTGTACTAGCTCTTCCTAGTCTTTTTTTACCTAATGAATCTGAAATGCCATTTGTTATGTAATCTTCTAAATCTTTACCTCTTAGACCTAGATTCGTACCCTCAGTTAATGATCTTCTTAAATCTCTATTTAACCTAGTCTTTGTTGTTTCTGCAAGAC